TGATTCATCATGTTTTTTTTCTTCTTCAGTTTTGAAATTTTTTGTTTCCATAAGTGTTAATTTTAAGTTGAACTATAATTTATAGTATGTTAAACAGAGGTAGATACCTCTTTGTTTATGCAATATAGTGATTTTTTTTTATTTACCAAATCATTTTGATTTTGGTTGTTTTTTTTGACACGTTTTTTCTCTACTCCCCTATTTTTACTATCACTGCGTTAACGTATTTTTTGGTCGTTGAGTTGTATTGGTGTCAATTAGCACTAATATATCAAGTATGATATTAGTGCTAGCGATTATCATCGCAGTTTTACCCAATAAAAATGCCGAATCAAGATTCAGCACTTTTTATAGGGTTTGTTTTAGCTACTTCTACGGCTTCGGCAGTAGCTTTTTGTTTTTCAGCTTGAGCTTTTTGCTCAGCTTCAATTTTTTTAGTTAAAGCTTTATGTTCTTTAACTAATTGTTTTTTATGTTCCATCATGTCGACTAGATCGTCGAATCGGGGAATTTCGGTGTCGAAATATTCTCCCTGATTTTGTGATGCTCCAAGAGGTAATCCTCTAGAGTGTCTGTCTAGTAATTGTCTGATGGACAAATTTTGGTCAGGAATTGTGTTAACAGTCTGATCCATTTTCTTTCCTTTGTACTTTGATTTTTGATAAGCATTTTTAAGTTTCATAAGTGTTAAATTTTTAATCGTTTTAGCATTTGCTGTTTATTATCTCGTCTGATAATATTTTTATAATGTTCATGCTCGTCTTTTCCTGAGTTAAACATTTCTTCGAAGTTTGTTTCTTGTTCTTCGATATATTTTTTATACATTTTTTTAAGCTCTGATTTATCAAAGATTTTTTCTTTGTAATATCTAGGCATTGAAATAATTTGTCCTGATTCTCTAACTATGCAAAAGATTTCTCTGTCTTTATAATATTTTTTCATGGCATTGGATAAATATCCAAGACCCATACCTTTTGACATTAAAGAGAATTCTGGTAGTCTGTCGTCGTGGGTATTAAACCTTTGAAAGTTTGATTTAGTTATATAACCAACCACGTAATTAATAGTAAGTTGATTATTGTTAGCAATGTGAATATGACCTTTAGTCCAAGTGTCAGCAATGACCTGAGGACGCTCAATAAGAGATTTAGGCAGATTGAATAAAATAGCATGATAATGAGGGCGGTGTGTATTGGTTCCATATTCTCCACAAGCATAATATTTAAGTTTGTTAGTAGGGCACTTTTTTCTTAGTCTTTTAAGAAAAAGTTGATAGTCCTTTTTTACAAGAGTTTGAAAGCCGTTTTCTGAAATTGGGGCCTTTTCGTATGTTAATGTTATAAAGCATGCTGATGAAGAAGTCTTTGCTTCTTCGTTTAGCCTGAAGCTCCAGTGTGAAGCTCGGCGTTTTTTACAGGCAAGGCATTTACCACATGGTACATTGACCATTAAGTTTTGATTTTTATAATCTTTCGATTTATTACGTACTCTAAATGGTGTGAAACACTGCATAATGATGGTTTTTAGTGTAGGGGGGACCAGGCAGGTCCCCAGACCTACTTATAATCTAATACCGCCTCTAGCTACTCTATATGAGTTATATTTTCTAGATTTCTTTTTTTGCATTCGGGCTCTTCTTTTAAAAGCCATACCTTTTCTTTTGATTCGTTTTGATCTTCTGTATCCCATGATTTCTAAATTGTTGGTGTGCCGAAGTATGGCATTAATCTTGTTGCTTTTACTTCGTTGTGTAAATACACATATAAATGTTCTTCTCCTGATGGTACGTTAAATACTCTGTCTACTTCTGCGCTATCGCATTCTATAAAGTCAGCATTTAAAGTTGGTTTAGTACTAAATATTCTTCCCATATGCCAGAAATCTAAAGATGTTCTGAATGTTCCGTGAACAGTAGATGGAATATATTTGTACTCTGCGTATCTCGGTGTATATCCGAATACTTCTGCATCTGTTGCATTGTTTTGGTGATAAATTTCCTCGTTATAAATTGGTTGTTCTCCAATGTTTGCAAAGCTTGGCCAGTAGTAATCGAATTTGTCGAGTTTTTTCCAATGTTTTGGGACTCCTTGTTGATAAGCGGTTTTGGGCATGACTGACATAATACCTATAATGTAACCGTGTTCTTCTGCTCTATATGATACATAATTTGATGAACCTACTGAAACTCCGTGTCCGGCCATGTTACCTTGAGGGGTAGCGTCGGCTCCGGTTGCGCCTGCCGTATTTGACGTTTGCAAAACTTCACTTATGGTAATGGGTGTTGATGACCCCCCAAGAAATTCTGGCCTTTGTAATCTAGCGTCTGATGATCTAACGCCAAAATGAGCGGTAATTATTTCTATATATCTAGCACCGCCTCTTGCGTTTCTTTCTAACCATTCTTGTAATCTAAATGCTCTTCTTAAGTCGTTTATTGATGAAGCTGTAGCTGATGATAGATCTGCTGATAAATTTCTTGAATTATCTACATCTATTAAAGTTGGTGTTGGAGCGTCATATGTTAATTCTCCCCAAGTTGGTTTTGTTTGTAAGGCTGAGGCACCGTCAAATGTTACTCCTGTTATTAATGAACCATCTGAATTATCTCTAATTTCAGTTGCATAACCTGAATTTACGTAAGAAATTGGAGCTGTTGATCCTAATGGTATTGTTGCTTCTGGTCCTCTTTGTGTCCAAGGAAGGGCAGAAGTAAAGTAATCATGTTGCCATGCTCTTTTTTTCATTGAGGCAAGTTCAATTGTGTCTGCTCCTGATTGTGTTCCGTCTGATAAGGTTACATCTGTTTTAGTTATTAAGTTTTCGTCTCTGTAATAATCTTGATAGATTTTCTGATAAGCAGCGAATGGTAAAGCTGAAACGTTGGATAGTTGTGAACCTGTTGGTAATCCTAAGTAATCTGCTAGTGTTTGAACTCCATATTGAGTTGGAATTGTTAAGTCTACGGTAGGGAATGTTGGGTCTGCAAGACCATCTTCTCCACCTGATATAAAGTTTTCCCAGTTTGGCCATAATATTCTGTTTGGTACGAAAAAGAAGTGACAATAGACACTTGCTTGGTGCATGATTGGTGTGATAAGCGGTGCGAATCTTGTAAGATTAGTTGCCTTGATGTTAAATTTATCTCCTGGTACTACTTCCATTACGGAGATTGGCATTAATTCTCCGATTTTTCCTGAGAATTTTCTATCGTGTGATAGGTCAAATGTGTTTGTTTGTGGTCGTGGCATAGCCACTTTACTGAATATACTCATGTTTATTATTTTAATATTGGTGAATCTTTCCAGGCTCCAGATCTAAAATATTCGTAAGCATCTTTAGAAGTACCGAATATAAATTGGTTAATTTGTGAGCCTATACCAGAATTTGGATTTATGTTAATATCTAGCATTTTTTTAGTAAATGCTGCTTTTGCTTCTGCTTCTGTTTTTTTTGCTTTTGTTAATAAAGCTTCTTCAACAATTTTGTTTACTTGATCTTGTTGTGTTAATGATAATACAGATGTTTTAATCTTTTCTGCAATTGCTTGTTGTTTAGCTTGGTTTGCTTGAGACATTGATCTATTTACTTGAAATGGTGTTAAACCTAAAGTTCGAGCAGTTTCAGCATCATTTTTTTTTGTTACAGAATTAAGATTATTTATTTGTGCAGTCATCATCATAGCCTGTAATGGTACAGGATTTTTTATGTTGTATGGTGCAGGTTTTGAGGGAGATATACTCCCTGCTACGCCAGTGTTTGCGGAACCACTTCCATATATGAGGTTTGGATTTAATCCCGCATCTTGTAGTCTTTTCATTTGGTTAGCAGGGGTATTGTACTCGTTTTGCATATGCCAAAACTTCATGTTTTGTTGATCTGCTAGCTGTTGTCTTTTAAGTGCACCTTTGTTTGATAACATATCGGAACCTAATCCGAATGCACCTTGTCCGACAATAGAGCCTAATCCTGTAAGTTTACCTCCAGTCATTAATGCTTTTCCTAATCCTGCTAGCAATCCTAATCCCATATTTATACTTTTTTAAGTTTTGAAGGTATTGTTACTCCTGCTTTTTCGAAATTTAATTCCGAAAGTTGTTTGTTTGTTAACTGAATTGTATCTTGAACTCCTTTAACCAGATCATCAAAGTTGATAAGCCTAAGTTGTAAGAGATCGAGTTGTTGGTGGCAAGCCACACAGTGTTGTAATACGATTTTTCGTATTGATTCATCATGTTTTTTTTCTTCTTCAGTTTTGAAATTTTTTGTTTCCATAAGTGTTAATTTTAAGTTGAACTATAATTTATAGTATGTTAAACAGAGGTAGATACCTCTTTGTTTATGCAATATAATGATTTTTTTTTATTTACCAAATCTTTATGATTTTGGTTGTTTTTTTTGACACGTTTTTCCTTACCTCCCCTATTTTTACTCTCACTGCGTTCTCGTTTTTTTGGTCGTTTAGGTTGTATTGGTGTCAATTAGCACTAATATATCAAGTATGATATTAGTGCTAGCGATTATCATCGCAATTTTACCCAATAAAAATGCCGAATCAAGATTCAGCACTTTTTATAGGGTTTGTTTTAGCTACTTCTACGGCTTCGGCAGTAGCTTTTTGTTTTTCAGCTTGAGCTTTTTGCTCAGCTTCAATT